AACATCACCATCAATAGTAATAATAAAATGATAGCCAATACCTAACAGTCCTGATTTTCTATGCTGCGCATCTATCTGTTCTTTTGTTACATCTAAATTTGTAGGTGTTTTTGTTGAATCTATAAAAATGTATTTAGTCGACTGCCGGTTTTTTAGGCCTGAGGTCAGCTTCAGCAATCCACTCTTTTGGTATTGTTTCTTTTGCATACTTAAATCCGTTTGTTTGACACCACTTAGCGTAAGTAGTTTTTGATATTTTACTGATACGTTGGTTTGGGTTTGAAAACACAAATCTAATATCAATGTTAGGGTACTGCTCTTTAACTTGCAGATGCTTCTGTCTATCCTTAGTTAAAAATCTACCTTTCGCTTCAATGACAATGCCGTTTGGCAATATAAAATCTGGTGTGTATCTCGAATTTTTTGCTGGTCTTAAATACCTAATTGTAAAAGACTCATAGCTTATAGGAACGCCTAGCTTTTTTAATTGATTAGCTATGCGCTCCTCAAGCCCACTTCTAAATAAAGTCTTCTTTTGAAGTTTCATTTACAGGTGTTGTTTTTATAGAGGGTTCGGTTTGTTCTTCAGCTACATGTACGTAACCTTTTTCTTCTTTGAATCCTAAATTAGCCATGCTTGGCATTGGTTTAGTTTGTAGTTCTAGTATTTGAACACCAACTAATCTTAATGAAATACCAGCACCAGTAGTTGCAACGTAATATGGTATTAAGTCTGCAGATACTTTTACTTTACTGCCACCATAGACAATCATATCTGTCATTGGTTGACCTGAGCTATCAATTACAACTGGTCTTATTTCAACATCACCAATTTTGCCTTTCATCTTTATCTTAAATAAAGTTTTACCGTTTTCTGAAACGTAAGGCTTTGGACCTGGTTTTATTGTTTTACCTTTATTTAACTTTTTCTGTTCAGCTAAATTTTCGGTGTATGCATTATCAATAACAGAAACAAATTCTTTTGCTTCGTTATCATCAACATAAATATTACAACTATAAATTCCATTTACTTTATCGAATTTATAATCGGCGTCCTTTAACCAAGGGTAACTTGCGATACCGACTGGAGTTGTAATACGTTCGTATTTTCTTTTACTTGACATATTTTCTCCTATTATTAATGTATCTATATGTGTATCTAATTCACGAGTGTATATATTTAACTGAAAAAATATTTAGCTTTAGCTATTTCCTCAATATCCAAACTACCTTTTTGTGGTAATGGTGGAATCTTGTGTCTTTTTTTCTCGGGAATTAATGCTGTAATTTGGTCTCTAAAATGTTCTAACGGGTCCATCTCAGTATACATTTGTATAAATGCAGATCGTGCTGCATTGTTTAAATGGTCCATATCGCATGGAAGTGTTGCGTATGAATCGTGAACCATACCAAAATCTTTAACACCTTTTTGTAAACAATGGTCAATCGTTAAGAACATGTGCGTAGCATCGAGCGAATGCACGAAGTTCGGCGAAATCCCATTAGCTTGTTTACGCTTATTTATTTTATCTGTGTTTGACCTAATTCTTATTCGACCCATCATTTTAGTTTTTACAATCATATCTTTTTGAGAGTAATAAGCTTGCTTGACTGGAAAGCCTAAAGGTGTGGTCCAGTGCACAGGTGTTTTAGTAGCTGCACAAAGTCTTGCAACTTTTTGTAACCAGTCCATAGCTTCACGAGCTTTAATAACTGTATTACCAATACTATCCCAAATAATATTAGCTAAAAATATATTAGCTTTAGGTCTATCGTTAAATGGTGGTGTGTCACCTTTTTCTTCTCGATCAGAAACATATTCGTCTACAAACTCTACGCAAGAGTATCTAGTTCCACCATAAGGTAAAACCATAACACTTCGTTTAGTAGCTTTCCTATCAATACCCCAACTTAACCATTGTTTTGCTATTGGGTCTGATGATATTTTTAATTTTGAAATAACAGTATCAGCAACTACTTGATAAATATCTTCAGGTGTTTCGTTATCTGTTAAGTTAACCGCTTTACCTCCAACTTCATCACGAAGTACAGCTGAAAAGTTTTGTAACCCATTACACGAACCATCAATATTACAAGGTAAACCAGATTCATAGCTTAAACCATAACGTAACATATTTTCAAATTCAAATGTTGCTGCTAAGAATTGCCAAGGTTTGTCTGCTTTCTCCCAAAAAGATGTTTTAAATGGATCTCTAGCTGATGCTACTATTGCATCTTTGTTATTATGAACCCATTTAATTCTATCATCTAATGAAATTTTATCTTGACCATAAGTATTCGCTAATTGTAAACACAAATATCTTTCGCCAACTTTACCTAAAGGTTTTTTATTAGCAAATAAATGTAAAGCTTTTGCAAGGTCTGTACCTTGTGGATTAAAATAACCAGTTACATAATAAAATCTATCTCGAAAACAAAGTCTACCAACGTGATGTATTCTATCTTCGCCAACAAATTTATCAGCAATATAAATTGTATTAGCTTCTGCAAGTCGTTTAGATCTAAGCTTTTGATTTTGTGTATAAACAATAGTAGCTTCAGATTTCCATTTAGAAAAAGCTTTTAATTCTTCTTCAGTTTTATTTTTATTTTTTATACTTGCTGGTTTGTTAGGTAAATCCATTAGCTTAGATGTAATTAGACCACCACGATTTCTTGAGTCATCATTAAATACAGTTTTAGCTACATTAAGTATTTCTCTGTTAACTTTCCAAGGTGTGTCCTGTATTGTATTTAAACCTTGATAAACTCCAGGCATATCAAAGTTTTTAAGTTCTTCAATATAAGTTCTATGACTAGTAATATTATTACCAGTAACTAAAAACATTGGTTCAATGTGTTTGCTTATGTAACCTCCACCAATACTTGTTTTCCATTTTCTAGGCTTACAAAGCATCGGGTAAAATTCTGGGTCAAAAAACTGATTAAAATCTCTAACGTTTTTAATCCACTCTAAAGTTTTATTAGTCGCTGTAAGTACATTATAAGCTCGTTTTCTTTTAAATATCTTTTCAACTTGTACTAGTCCTGTTGCTTCAATAAATAATGATATTAATAATTCTCCAACAAGCAGCTTATCTCTGACAGGCCATTTATCCCATTCAAAGCCTGTTCTTTTACTACTTAGTAGTAATTTCCAACGTCTATATTCGTAATGATTAGATCGCTTATCTAAATCTTTATTAACTTTGTCAAACAAAGCTTTATTAGTCTGACTAAATGATTGAAAGTAAAGCTCATCTTCAATTTTACTGCCAAGTGATATTGCTTGTGCTGTAAATTTTCTAACTGATGTAACACTATCAATAATCTTTTTAGCTGCAATGACAGCTATTAATTTTGAATCTAATTGATCTAAGTATTTTTTAGCTACAAATTTTGGACCTCTATTATTTTCATTTAAAAAGTCTTGTATAACGACCTCATATTTATCAATACTAGCTTTTAGTAACTTTTTGCCATGAGTTGTCATACTCTCACGTTCTTTTTCAATCGATTTGTTTTCTCTAATTAAAGTTCTTTTACCGCCTCGATTTCTCATCTCAGCTTCGTTTTCTATTTGTCTTTCAATTATTTTCTTATAGTCACTTATTCCGGTCACCATTTTGCCTCCGTTGTTGTATTAGTTACACTAGTGAATACTTACCTTTTTAAACAGTTATTGTATAACAGCATACTGCTATACACTGGTGTAAATATCCATCAGCTAGATTTTAAGTCTGTTGTTGTTATTAAATAAGTCATAGATTAACAAACTTTTAATCAAAACCCTATGACTTTTGCCACTTGGTCACCGCTTTGGTCACTTGTATTTTCTAAAGCTTTACGAGCTTCAGTTTTATTTCGTGGTGCCAAATGCGCATACCTAAGTGTCATCTTAATTGTTTTGTGTCCCATAAGTTCTTGTATTACTGTTATTCCAATACCTGCTTGTACTAATCTTGATGCAAATGTATGTCTAGTACAATGAAAAGTAAATTGTTTATCGTCTTGTAAACCTAATTTAATCTTACCAAAATTCCAAGCTTTTCTTAAATGCTCATCTGATATGTTTGCAAATGGATAACGACCTGATCTTTTAAGTATTTTTATAGCTCTATCAGTTAACTCAATATATCTTGGAAATGGTGCTTTAGCTTTAGTAGTCATTATAGTAAGCATACGTCCATCTATATCTCGTTCTTGATCTATTCTTTTAAGTTCAGATTTACGACCACCACAATCATTGCCAAATGCAACTAAATCAGCTACATCATTGTATCGTTCAGAGTACAACGCAGCTAAAAATCTATTTTCTTCTTCATGTTTAAAGTATCTTATTCTTCCTTGACCTTCAATAAACCACTCTATTTCAGGTTTAGATTTTATATAGTTTCTTTTTTTAGCATGACTTAATATTTTAGATAATGCTGCTAATTTTCTATTACACGTACTATCTGCATTGCCATTTGATTTCCAATCTTCTATTAAATTATCAATTACTTCTTCGTCGATTGTTGTTATCTTTTTATGTATGCCTATTTGTTCAACAACATTTTTAGCTGTTCTTAAACCACATGCATCAGTCCACTTATGTTGCATTTGCGTAAATATTGCGTGAATGGATAGATCTTTACGCGCTAAATCAAGCTCCTTACAAATATGAAGCCAACTTTTACCTTCATTTAAACCTTTCTCACAATGTGCTTCAGCTGCTTTAGCGTCAGTTACATCACCAAGTATTTGAGTTCTGTATCTTTTGCCTTTGTGAGTAATATCTAATTGAAAACCTTTGTTTCTTTGTCTATAAGCCATATAATTACCTTTCTAAATGTTTGGCCTCATGCTGAAATTGGTAGACAGTCACGACTTAAAATCGTGTGGATTTTATCCGTCCCAGTTCGAGTCTGGGTGAGGCCACCAATTAATTTACCCATATATTTTCTAACGAATTATAAAACTGTTTACCTTTTGGTGTTAAGTAAACAAGCTTTCGTCTTCGTTCCATTGGATCTTCTTTTGATATTAATAAATTTGGACCCTTAACTTTTTTTCTAGTCCAATCAGTAAAGAAAGCTACGTTACGGCTGCAGCTAGCTTGACTAACACCAAGTAAATCTGAAAGATCTGCCATTGGTACTTTATCTTTTTTATCCATAGCTATTGCTAAGAATGTTTGAACTGTCTGAGCTTGTATTTCATTATCTAATTTTCTAAACTCAGCCATAAATTTAAACATCGCTGTTCCAGGTATTTTGTGTAGTATGTCTTTCATTGTTTTGCCCTTCGTTAATTAAAATTATATTCGTCTTAAACTTTTTAATTAAATAAAGTAGGTCCTGGCTCGTGGTCACTAATCCATAAACGATTTATATTCTTACCTAACATAGATGTGGTTTTTGTAATTGCTGTAAACCAATATATAATACTGCAACATAAATAGTTTTTAATTAATCTATGCATTATTTTTGCTTCTAAAATTTAAAACTTTACCGATATCGATATAGTTCTGTTCTAATTTTTCTAAAGTAGTTAATTTAAAAATTTTACAACTACTTATTAAATCACTTGCTTTAACTGCTTCAATACATTGTGATGCTTTTTCTTCTGTAGGAAATTTTATAATCACAACCATATTATATTTTGAATCTAAACTAATACCATTTCGGTAAATATATTCTCCACCAAACGATTTATTTATCTTTTTAAATTCAATTATTTCATCAGCTTTTTCTTTACTGCTTAAGTGACGTTTAAAACTTGAGCTATGCTCACTCAATATTAATAACTTACACATTTTGCCTCCTGTTTATAAGTTTGTACTAGATTTATCCTTGTTTGTAAAGCTTGCACTGAAGAAAGTATTACACACACA